CACATGAAGTACCGGCGCAGGTATAATTCGCCATTCACGACTATCTCCTTGCAAGGCATCCGCGCCGTGTAAGAGAGCATTACCAAATTGGCCTGTTCTGGCGAGTTTCCCTTAAAAATAAGCTGGTGCTGTAGGTCGGTTATCATCGCCATTCTCCGCACTCTGTAGCAGGCTTGGCCGCAGCAACAACTGCGGCAGTTGGTTTAATTTGCTCTGGCTTTTGGCCGTGTACATAGGCCGCCCAGACGATTAAAATCACAATGAATGCTCGGAACATAGCGCCTCCTGAATTTCTTCCTGGGCTGTGCCGAAAAGCAGCCAGCGGGCAACGCTAATCTCGTAATCGTACCCGGCATCGCCGCTAGCATGGCGAGAAATAACCCGGCCAAGTTTGTCGGTCACAGTCCGAATCATCCGCCATGGCTTTTTATCTGAAACGGGTGCGCGCTCAACTTCGCACCCAAGGATCGCCCAAAGAGCATTGGGGCTAAAGCTAAACATCTGTAGCTGCTCTCGTGTCATACAATCCGCTCCACAAGAGCCGCCAGGATTACGGAAGCAACAAAACCGCCAATGAAAAAAGGCTTGCGGTTGCCTCTCGGAACAACCTCGCATATAAAAACAATCGCCAGCGCGTAGATAATCGCCAGCAGCGTGAAAGTGCGCAGCAGGACAATGCCCAATGCAAAAGAAGTATCGACAGGTATCATTTTGTTCCCCAGTGGCCAGTAGGCCGGTTATTTAAGTGATTTAGCAAAGGCCTTAATGGCCGCGTGGTGCTCTTTCTCCTTGTAGATGCCGCGCACCTCGGGCTTTGCCGCTTTGAATCGCTCTAGGCGGGCTTTAGCGGTTTCCCGCTTCTCTGGCTTGCGCTTTGGTTTTTGCTCTTCAGTCATGGGTTCTCCAAGTAAGGCCCCTTTCGGGGCAGGTTTGTTAGTTGCACTGGCTGATCAAAAACCACGTCCACTGATCTTTTGCAAAAAGTTTTTCCATTACTTCGTGGGCTGTTTGCCCAGTAGCTTCTGCAACTTGGTTTATTTGTTTGGTCATTTGGCTGATGGCGGCTGTGTTCATTTTGCGTTCCCCTGTTTGCGTTGGTGTGACGTAACTATAATACCGCGTTACACGTAACGCAAGCGCTTTTGCAATTTATTTTTCAGGCACAAAAAAACCCCAGGTTTTGAGGCCCAGGGCTTTTAGGTTATGGCATTGACTCCCGAAGGTGACCGCCATAAAATGAGTGCGCTGCCAGGGTATTTAGCGGTACCAAGGCAACTGATCAGTTATGTGTACAGAGCACGATAACGACCGTGAGGCGATTTTAAAGCACCTCACCGATAGCCGCAACCTATTGCCCCTATTACGTTCGCCAATACACCAACTTTTCAGTCTTTAATGCTTATGCGTCTGCGGTTAACACCGTGCTCGGTTCGGCATTAATGGCAATCGCGCTAGAATGGGTATTCTGTGCAAGCGCGGCTGGAGAGTAGGGCTAAGGCCTTCGGTGACCCAGGCAGAGCAGCGCAAACGCTGTGAACACCGGTTAAGCACACTGTTTGATTAGAGGTGCCCGCCATAAAGCGACGACCGGCTCCGGCCAGAATGTCCTTGGCAATTTCCTAAAATCCATTAATTGGGTTAGGGTGAATATTGCCAATTTGCTCAGACCTCACCATCCAGAATATAGGTAAAACCTAATAATCTTATATTGGTTATGTTAGATTTGGTGTTTCAGTAAAACATGGTAGAATTGCGCAAATTAACTTTGTCAAGAGTGCCAGACCATGCCGAGAATCACGCGAACCACCAAGCCGCGCAAAGATCCGAACAAAGGCCCTGCAAAGCCACCAGCTAAAACCGCGTACGGCCCAATAAACCGCCCATCTTCACCGCGCAAAGGGCGTTAATTATGCGCTGGTTGCCATTCCTTCTTGTTATTTTGTGCGCGGTTGCGCCAGTTGAGCTTTTTGCCAGTACGATATGGGGAGAGCTTGTAATCAGGTCATCATGGTCATGCATGCTATGCTTGGCCCTATACTATTGCCTTAGCGCCAAAACATTGTCGGTCATACTTATTTGTGAATCGCTGTCAATCGCATATAATTTAGCCATAGCGCTTGGGTATTATTTCGCAGACAAAGACCTATCAGCGCTGTATGAGGCCTTGATGATTGTCTTGTTCTTCATCGAGCTATATAGCACCCTGCCTTGGCGTACCCGACGTGACAGCAGACCCCATGGAAGTAGCAGCCATCGCATACGTGGTAGCGCATTTAGCAATCACGATCTGGCTGTTGTCGATGAAATGCAGGTGGCTTCATGCAAAGTATAAATCCTATCGACAATCTAGGCGGAGTCGGTGAAGTGCACCAATCATTACTTGCTTGGTTTCTACACTCAAAGGCCCTCACAATCACCGCCACAACATCCGCCGTAACATATCTCACCGCATACTCGACAGACATAGGCCAGGCAGCCGCCACAGTTCCACAGGTAATAAATTTCATCGGCACCCATGGGCCGGTTAGCGGGTTTAGCTGGGCTGACGTAATGGCAGTTGCATCCTTCCTACTTGTGATCACTAACCTAATCATTGGAATTCAAAAGATAGCTAGCGGGTGCCGCGACTGGCTCAAGCGTCCACGCAAAAAGGGCAAGCGCAATGTATAAGCTGGGGTCCGGATCACTTCGAGAGCTGCAGGGCGTTCACCCAGACCAGGTGAAAGTAGTTCACCGCGCCATCCAGATCACGACCCAAGATTTTACCGTGCATGATGGCATCAGAACTCGCGAAGAGCAGGTTAGAATGGTTGCCAGTGGGGCATCAAAAAAGATGGATTCTCGCCACCTTACAGGCCATGCCGTTGACCTAGTGCCATATCTAAACGGCAAGCTGCGCTGGGAATGGCCGCTAATCTATCCGATCGCTGAGGCAATGCGCACAGCCGGTAAGGAATTAGGCATTCCGCAGCGCTGGGGCGGGTGCTGGGATTTAATCCTAACCGACACCACAGAGCCTGTGGAACAATTGGTTGCTGAATACGTTGAGCGCCGCAAAGCGCTTGGCAAAAAGGCGTTTATCGACGGCCCACACTTTGAATTGCCTGAGAGCTTTTACCCATGAGCTTTGACCCATTAAGCCTGCTATCCATTGGCACAAAGTTAATTGATAAGCTGATACCAGACCCAGCCCAAAAGGCGGCTGCTCAGCTAGAATTAATGCGGGCAGAGCGGGAAGGCGAGCTAGCCAAGATTAAAACCGATTTAAGCGCTATTCTGGCCGAGGCACAAAGCGCAGACCCATACACAAGCCGCGCCCGCCCGTCGTTCCTATATGTGGTTTATATCCTGATTTTGTGGTGCATCCCCATGGGGGTGATGTCAATATTCAACCCTGAGGCAGCAGCAGCTTTTGCAACCGGCGTTAAGTCTTGGCTGCAAGCAATCCCCGAGCACTTGTGGGAAGTTTTCGGCTTTGTGATGGGCGGTTATATATTTGGCCGCTCGCTGGAAAAAATGAAGGGCGTAAAGTGAACAAAAAAATCAAATGGGTAAACTAATGCCGTTTAAGTGGTGGCCGTTCCATAGGTGCAAAAAATTTACGTTCATACGCAACTTGTACGGCGATCAAGTAAACAGATTTGGCGGCCGCTCAATGTGGAAATGCAATGAGTGCGGAAAAGTGAAAATTAATGAGCAGTTAAACGATGATCTGCAACCGATGCAATAACACCGGCTGGGTGTGCGAAAATCACACAAACATTCCATGGGGTGGCGGCGAAGGCGAGTGTGAATGCGGGGCTGGGCATGCTTGCACATGCAATCCATTTGGCAATGTAGAATTTGATGTTGTAATTGCAAGCGTAGACGAACAAAAAGTAAACGATTTGGCGCGCAAACATAGTTAATTATCGCGTCAGTCTCAAAAATCACGGGGTTTATACCCGACAAACACTAAGTAATGTTATAAAGTAACATCCGCAAAAACACGAATTTACACGATGGCAAAAAAGACGTTTAGCAGCGAATACCAGCCAGACCCTAGCCGCAGAAGTGGTGGCCCTCAGTCTGGCGTTAAAAAACTTCGTGATGCTTTGGAGCGAAAGTTTTCATCCGGTGATGTTGAGGGCTTTGATACTTTCGATGATTGGCTAGTTCACAAAGCGCTTGAGGAGGGAGGCGTCTACTTGCAGATAGTCGCAAGCCGGGCGGTTCCAACATACAAGCCTACCCTGGAGCCGATTAAAATCGAGTACGACAAGAACGGCACCGCAGTTGAAAAGGCATCGGCAGTTTACAATGCAGTGGCGGATGGCGAGATACCTGCAGACGTCGGCTCTATGCTCATCGACTCGCTCAGCAAAATGCTCAACATCGAAGAGCTGACAGACCTAAAAAACCGCTTAGAGCGGATAGAAGAAATTTTAAACAAACAGTAGCCGCTCGCGGCAGGAGAATACTATGGCAACACTAAGCGCTGGCAGTTCGGTTACTGTAACAATTTTGGCCGGGCAAACTATTTCAATTACTGGAATGGCGGAAATATATTTGCGTTCAGGGGTTACAGAATATGTGTCGGCAAAAGGGGTATTTGGCCCTTTCGGCGTTAATGTTGACGTCTACATTGTTGCTAAATCCGATTGCGTGTATTTCACTGATGATAATAGCAGCCAAAAAAATGAAGACAGGAAAATATTATCAACCGCTAAAATGAATAATATACGCCCTGTTGGTTTCAATTATTACTCATTAATGTCTGAAATAATTTATGGGGTCTCAAATCTGGCAACGATCAGGCCAGCAAATTTAAATTACATCCGCAGCACAGGGGCAAATATTGTTCGCGTGCAGTTCGGAGTTTATGACGGGGCGTCTCTTTTAACTAGAGTGCATAATACAGCGTCTATGCCAGATGAGGTTCTTGATTCAAACCTTCGGCAGTCGTTCATAGCCGCGTGCGATATAGCAATGGATTCTCTTTATTCATACGGTCTTTATTGCCACGCAAATATTTTGTGGGGGCAAAATACGGTAAGCGGGATGTTTTCAGAGACGCAAGCGGCATCTGTGTTGCCTGGATCAAAAACAAGAGATTACTCAATATCGTTTTGCAAGTGGTTTTGCGAAAGGTATAAAAATCATCCAGCATTGATGTATATATCAATCGGTAATGAATATGTAACCGACGAAACGGCAACAACAGCCCCAACCCAAGCACAACTTGCGGAATTTTTTAGTGCTTTATCTGCATCGGCAAAGGAGATAAGCCCGAATATATTGGTTACAGCGGATATATCGTCTCCTCCAATAAGTCTCGTTAGGACAAAGCAAACAATTGAGCAGACCATTGATAAATTTAGAGTGCTATATTCTGGGCTGGATTTCTATTGTCTTCATATTTACAACGAGGATTACAGTTTTACGGGGCATTGTGCAGCGGAATCTGTAGGCGTTGCAAATAATGCAATTTATTCCCCGCTTGGGTATGAGGGCGTTGAAAGTCTAATGCAAGCGTATTCGGATATGGCGAAAGCCGACTCTAAAATGCTAATTATTGGAGAGTTTGGAGTAAATGAGGATAATGAATCATCTGATCCTGCAAACACGCACTACGATACAAAGAAAAAGCGCCGTTTTTTCAAATCCGTAATTCCTTACGCAACCGCCTCTCTAGTCTGGAATGTGCAAGATACTGCTCAGGCTGGCACTGCTGGAAATCAGTCTATATGGTGCATTGACCCTGCTATAACTACGAACAACCGAAAGGCCGATTTTTTAACAATCGCTAAGGCGTACAACTACGGTAAACAAACGGGCGCCAATGTTGGAGGTGGTAACCCATCAAGGAAATATGGAATATCCCCTAAGTTTTCAATCAGAATCCCAAACCGCACAGCGGGATACAATGTGCGCATGACATCAACCGCCGCACACTCATCGTCTAGCGGGTACAGTTTGGCTGTATGGATTAAGCTTGATGCACTTCTAAACAATGGTGAAACGCTGATGGATTTGCGCGGGGCCGGAAACCTGTCTGGGTTCATTTTCCTTGCTCTTTTGCAAGCTAACGCAAAAAGTTTTTACTTGGATGGACGTTATGCATCTGGATCTGCAGGTAACACGCTAAACACGCTGCCGGATTTTGAGCTTGGCGACTGGAATCACATTGTGATAAATACCGTATCGCGAACAATAAACGCCATTCCTGTTTCTTATGCGGAAATATGGCTAAACGGCATTTATTGGCAGACGGTAAACATGACGGCGGCTATTGCAACAATTCCTGTAGGTACAACACTTTATGTTATGGGTAATCCCGCAAACGGTGTTCCTATGCGCATGCAGGATATTTCGGTTTTCCCATCGGCTCTTAGCAACGCAGAGGTTTGGGCGCACATGGTTGGCGAGGTTTCTCAGCGCGAGCTAATACATATTAGGGCGCAGCCTGATGGAGTGATTCAGGATATATCTAAAAACGCTATAGCTCTCACAATAACCGGTGCGGTGATGAAAGAGGAAACCTAATGGGCGCCCGCCAGTCACTAGCGCGGCTTGAGAAGTTAGAGCTGCGATTAAGCCAAGTAACCGGGGAGAGCTATTCCTCGGTTTTTGGCATTGTGGCTGCGAGCGGTGAATTGCTTAGGTGCGTAAAGAAAGTTGGCGGATCTTGGGAAGAGGTAGACGAAAAGCCAGAGATTTACTTGCCTGAAAAGCTAGAGCTAGTGTTATACAGTAACAGGCGTTTTGTGGTTGTTATTGGTGGCCGCGGGTCTTCAAAGTCGGTTGGCGTTCATGACATAGTATTGAGCCGAGTGCGCGATAGTGGCGCCAAGGTGATGTGCATGAGGGAATTCCAAGAGAGCATTGCAGAATCCGTTCACTCGCTGCTTGAGGAAGAGATAGGCCGCTTATCAATGCAAGGGTTTGAGGTGCAAGAGAAAGCGATTTACTCAAGCACTGGCGGAGAGATTAAGTATCGCGGATTAAGCCGTAACCCTAGTTCTGTTAAGTCAGCGCACGGGTTCGATATATTTTGCTGTGAGGAGTCCGACAACCTAAGTGACAGGTCAATTAAGACGCTGACGCCAACGGCTAGGAACAAGGCCAAGTTCGGAACACCTGCTGAAATCCTAGCGGCCATGAATGACACCGAAGAGGACGATCTTGCCGGGGTGCAGATGTTCTTCATTGCCAACCCTAAGAGCGCGAATGACCCATTTTCGAAAAGGTTCATAAATCCATACCTGGATGATCTTCGCCGCGATGGGTTTTATGAGGACGAGCTCCACCTAATCGTAATGATGAATTACGACGACAACCCATGGTACGGCTTGAGCGGGTTAGAAGGCGAGCGCCAGTATGACCTTGCAAACCTTTCTCCCGCGATGTACGAACACATTTGGGAGGGGGGCTATATGGATGAGGTTGAAAACTCGATAATTAGCCAGGAATGGTTCAATGCGTGCTTGGATGCGGACATTAAGCTAGGTTTTGCGCCAAAAGGTGCCGTTATCGTCTCATTAGACCCGAGCGACGAGGGAAGCGACCCGAAAGGCCTAACAGTGCGCCAGGGTTCGGTTATTCTTGAGTGCCTGCAAAATACCAATGGCGATGCGTTCACCTGCATTAAGTGGGCCGCTGATATTTGTCGCGAGTGGAAGGCCGATCATTTTATCTGGGATGCTG